ATTGAACCGGGCGATGAATTCGTAGAAGACGAAGTTGAAGTTGAAGACTCAATTGACATCGAAGATGTTGAGGACGTAGACGTAGACGTAGAAATCGACGAAGAAATGAAAGCTTCAGAGAAAAACGATGAAAAAGTAAAAGAAGCAAAAGTAGACTTAGACGAAATGTCTAAGAAGGAAAAAGAGGAAGGCGACGACAGAAAACCTTATTCAAAAAGATCAAAAGCATCAAAAATGACATTAGATATGTCAAAAGATGGTGAAAGCGATTCTGAAATGGTTAAGGAATTAGAAGCAGCATTAGCATCAGTAAATGAGCTAAAATCTGAACTAAACGAAGTCAACCTACTTAACGCTAAATTACTTTACACTAACAAAATCTTTAAAGCGAAAAACTTAAACGAAAGCAAGAAAGTTAAAGTGTTAAAAGCATTTGACAAAGCTAAAAGTGTTGATCAAGCAAAAACTATCTTTGAAACGTTAAACGAAGGAATTACATCAACTGTAACAACTCCAACAATTAACGAATCAGTAAAGAAAGGTGCTGCTTCAAAAGCTAGTGGTTTAGAACCAAAAGCTAATGTTCAACCTATTATCGAGTCTAATGATGTTTATAACAGAATGAGAAAACTTGCTGGGTTATTGTAAAAATTAAATTAAATTAATCATTAAAAAATTATTAAAATGAGCTTAAATTCACTATTAGAAAGCGCAAACTCATACTCAACTATGCAGTCTGACGCAGCTAGATTATCTAGCAAATGGGAAAAAACAGGTCTTTTAGAAGGTTTAGGTGGTGCCCACAAAAATAACATGGGTATTATCCTTGAAAACCAAGCTAAACAATTAGTAGTAGAGTCTTCACAAACAGGTGGAGGAGCTGCTTCTTCAGGTACATTTTCTAGCCAAACACAAGTAAACAACGGTGGCCAGTGGGCAGGAGTTGCTTTACCATTGGTAAGAAAAGTATTTGGTCAAATCGCTGCAAAGGAATTTGTTTCGGTTCAACCAATGAACTTGCCTTCAGGACTAGTATTTTTCTTAGACTTCCAATACGGAAGTGACAAATCTCCTTTCGCATCAGGATCTTCTTTATACGGTAACAGTATAGGTGGAAACAACTTCGGAAACGACAGCGAAGGTGGACTTTACGGATCAGGAAGATTCGGTTATTCAATTAACAACTCACAATCTATTCACCCAACAGCTTCTGCAGTAGCAACAGCTAACTGGGCAGATATGGATTATGATTCAAATTACTCTTCAAGTGCAGGATTCCCTACATTTGATAAAGTAAGTATCCCAGTTAACGCACTAGACTTTTTAGATAAAGAAGGTGTTAATGCATTCCAATTTATTACAGGATCTGATGCTAACGCATACGAAAGTGGAATTATTGGTAACCAATTATCTCAATACACTAAATGGGATGAAGCTGGTCAAGTAGTTAACTTTATTGTAAGTAAATCATTCGGTGTAGCCGTTGATGATACTAACACTATCGTTTTCCAATTACAACCAACTGATAGATACAGAGGTGATTTTGAAGATGGAAACCCAGAGCCAAACAGCTTGAACTCTCCATCAATCTCAATCCCAGAAATCAACGTTCAGATGAAATCATCTGCTATCGTTGCTAAAACTAGAAAATTGAAAGCTGTATGGACGCCAGAATTCGCACAGGATTTAAATGCATACCATGCATTAGATGCTGAAGCTGAATTGACTTCTATCTTAAGTGAGTACATTTCACTAGAAATTGATTTAGAGATCTTAGATATGTTGATCAGTGGCGCTGCTGCTGGAAACGAAGTATGGTCAGCTGAAAACAACGTTAGTGTTACTAGCGCTGCAGGTGCTCAGAAAAACTTAGGATTCTACAACTCTCAAGGACAGTGGTTCCAAACATTAGGAACTAAAATCCAAAAATTAAGTAACATCATTCACCAGAAGACTTTAAGAGGTGGAGCAAACTTCCTAGTATGTTCTCCTTCTGTAGGTACTATCCTAGAATCTATTCCAGGATTTGCTGCTGATACTGATGGCGATGCTGCAAAAGCAACTTATGCATTTGGTGTTCAGAAAGTTGGTTCATTAAACGGAAGATATAAAGTTTACAAGAACCCTTACATGAAATCTAACGTAATGTTGTTAGGATTCAGAGGATCTCAATTCTTGGAAACTGGTGCTGTATTTGCTCCATATATTCCATTAATCATGACTCCACTAGTATACGATCCAAATACCTTCACACCACGTAAAGGATTATTGACTCGTTACGCTAAGAAAATGGTTAGACCAGAATTCTACGGAACAATTGATATCGCAGGTTTAGACACTATATAATAGATCTATAACCAAGATTAAATAAAATTAGGCCGAACGTTAGTTCGGCCTTTTTTTTTCATATTTATAATAAAATCGTTTAACATGAATATACCAATTTACGATGGATGTCCACAATGGACAGATGGAGCGGTGCCTTTTGGGTTTTATAATGGTGATGACCAATTTAAAACTGACGCAGTTAAAGTAGCAAAATTTTGTGCTGCAAGATTAGGTTATCCTTTAGTAGATATCGAATTACAATCTGGATCGTTTTTTACTGCTTTTGAAGAAGCTGTAACAACGTATGGTAATGAATTATACGCGTATAAAATACGAGATAATCAATTATCAATCGAGGGGTTAACCACTGGGTCAAACTTGAACCAAGCGCTTATAACACCGAGTTTTGAACCAATAGTTAGATTAACTGAACAATATGGTGAAGAAGCAGGCAGTGGAGGTAATGTGCCTTATTATTCAGGATCATTCCATTTAACATCAAGCCAACAAGATTATTCATTTCAAACTTTTATGACCCAAAGTGGTTATACTGGTTCTGAATATCAACATGGAATTGAAGTTAAAAGAGTATTTTATCAAGAACCTTACCCAGCATCCTCACGTTATTTAGATCCTTATAATGGATTTGGATTTGGTGGTGTATTAGCTGCTGGAGTAGCAGGTATAGGTGGATTTGGAGATGGTTTAGGATATTTAATGGCCCCTTTAAATTATGATTTACAGGTAATACAACAAATAGAAATGAATCAAATGATTAGAATGAATAACTATTCATTTGAAATCAGAGCAGATAAATTAAGAATATTCCCTATTCCAAACTTTAATAATATTCCTTCTGGGTCAACAGGACCTCAAATATGGTTTGAATATATTTTAAGAGATGAAAGAATAGCAACATCAGTTAAACAAACACCTGATAGAGTTACAAATGTATCTAATGCTCCATATGAAAACCCAACATATGAATTTATCAATTCAGTAGGTAGACAATGGATATTTGAGTATACATTAGCATTAGCTAAAGAAATGTTAGGTTACGTTAGAGGTAAATATAGTACAGTTCCTATTCCTAACGCAGATGTAACACTTAATCAAGCAGATTTATTAGGAGCGGCTACAGCAGAAAAAACAGCATTAATCGAAAGATTAAGAACTTATTTTGATGAAACATCAAGAATGGCTTCTTTAGAAAGAAGAGCTAATGAAGCAGATTCTAAAATGAAAGAATTACAACAAGTCCCTTGGACTATTTTTATAGGATAATATGGCAATGTTTACAGGAGTCAGAGATTGGTCTCTGATGCGAAATTTTAATAGAGAGGTTATGGGTAATATTATTACTCAACAATGCGCTATCTACCAATTTAAATTAGAAGAAACTAAAGTTAATATCTATGGCGAAGCCGCTGAAGAAAAATATTATGATGGTCCTTTTCTATTTAATGTTTTAATGGATAGAGGTGATCAAGACTTTTCTTTAAATAATGAGGGTGTACAATTTGATCAAAGTATTAATTTTTACTTCCTAAGAGATGATTTAGTTGAAAAAGACGTGGTGCCTCGAGTAGGAGATATTATATTATTCGAAGAAGGGTACTATGGAGTTCAAAGTACAATTGCTAACCAATATTGGGGAGGTAAAAATCCTGAATATCCTAATAATGATTCTGATGGAACACCAAACCCATTGAATCCAGGATTAGAAAAATTTGGTAATAATGTTTCAATATTAGTATCGACATATTATATACCAGCAGATAAAGTAGCAATTTCTCCTAATATAGAAAGAATGTAATGGCAAAACCAAGAAAACCAATACCAAAATATCAATTAACCTTAAGTGAAGGCAAACATCGTGCTTTTGAAGGTTTTGAAGATAGAGGGATTCAAACAAATCCTAATGATGCTATTATGCCTGTTAATCCTAATTATCAAGATACAGGAATAGCACAAAATAGATCATCTCAAATGAGTATGAAAGATGATACTACAAAACAATATTCTGTTGGTATAAAAGATATTGATGAAGCTATATTTTATTACTTTAAAAATCAAATAAAACCATTTGTATATCAAAATGGTCAACGTAGAGAAGTACCAGTGATATATGGTGCTCCTGAAAGATGGAAATCATTTCAACGTGATGGATATTATAGAGATAAAAAAGGTGCTATCATGTTACCTATTCTTGTACTTAAAAGAGATTCTTTATCAAAAGATAGAACAGTAGCAAATAAATTAGATGCAAACCAACCTAATTTATATGGTAAATGGTCTAAACAATATAGTCCAAAAAACTTTTATAGTAATTTTGGTACTTTAAACAACAGAAAACCTGTTGAAAAATTCCATGTTGTAGCACAACCAGATTATGTTACAATGGAATATAGCTGTATAATTCAGACATATTATATGGAACAATTAAATAAAGTAATAGAAGCATGTGAATACGCTTCAGATGCTTATTGGGGAATGCCTGAAAGATTTCAATTTAGAGCATTTATAGATACATTTACTACAGCAACTGAATTAACTCAAGGTAAAGATAGATTAGTTACTGGTACTTTTAATATTAGATTAAGAGGATACATACTACCAGATACAATACAAAAAGAATTAAATGCAACTAAAGTATACAATTCAAAAGCTAAAATTACTATTAATACAGAAACAGTGAGTGATATAGAAGACGCAGGTCAACCATTAAAAAACCCAACTGACGATCATAGAAAAAGAAGTTAGAAATATTTACAATAAATGTATTTTTCTAATTACTTATATATATTTATAATAAACATTTACAAATTATGAAATTAGTGAAAAAGTTATCAAAAGAAGAAGTTGCAACTTTAACAGAATATCAATTAGAAACCAATAAATTAGTTGGTTCAATAGGACAAATTGAATTGCAATTAGATTTATTAAAAGAGAATAAAGCAAAAATATTAAGCGATTTCAAAATACTATCAGAAAAACAGCAAAAAACTGCTAAAGAAATGCAGGAAAAGTATGGTGACGGTAATCTTGATTTAGAAAAAGAGGAATTTATACCACTAAAATAGTTTTTTGAGGTAATTCTTAATATTTATAATAAAATAAACAATTATAATAACATAAGCAATGGCAGAAACATTAATATCTCCAGGTGTATTAGCAAGAGAAAATGATCAGTCGTTTATTGGTGCAAGACCAGTTACGTTTGGCGCAGCAGTAATTGGAGCAGCAGTTAAAGGACCAGTCAATATCCCAACAGCGGTATCTACATTTTCACAATATGAAGCTATTTTTGGTGGAGCAGTAGAAAGCGGTTCCCAATACTACACTTATTTAAACTCAATAGCAGCAAGAAATTACTTTGCAAATGGTGGTGAATCATTATTAGTAACAAGAGTCGTTACAGGTTCATTTACTTCAGCATTTACTTCAGGTAGTCAAGCAGGACCAAATGAAAGTGGTATTATGGCTAATGCTTGGCAAGACAACGCAGCTACTCAGTATCAAAAACAATCTTTTGTATTAAAAACTATTTCTGAAGGGGAACTTATGAACAGTTTCAGCCCAGTAACAGCTAATGGTTCTCTACCAAGTGGATCAGCTGATAACTTAAGATGGGAAATAGCTACAACAAATACATCATCTGGACAATTTTCATTACTAATTAGAAGAGGTAATGATATTAACAACCAAAAAGCAATATTAGAGACTTACAATAATCTTTCAATGGATCCAACAGCACCTAACTATATAGGTAAAGTAATTGGAGACACATACTTTACAGTAGAAAGTGATGGACCAGATTATTATGTAAAAACAAATGGTAATTACCCACGTAGAAGTGCTTATGTTTATGTAGAAAGCGTTGGTACACCAACACCTCAATATTTCAATAATGATGGTTCAGTAAAACCACAATTTACAGGAAGTTTACCATTAGTAGGATCAGGTTCATTTGCAGCCGCTACAGGTAAAAATATTGAAAACAATGATGCTAAATTTAATGAAAGTATTACTGCAGCAAACGTTCAAGGAATTGCTCCAGCAGGATATACTCAAACAATTGCATTATTAAATAATAAAGACGATTATCAATTTAATGTAATATCTGCTCCTGGATTAAATGGAGTTGATCATGGTACTCAAGTTAATTCTTTAGTAGCATTAGCTCAAAACAGAACAGATTGCCTTGCAGTAATTGATT